TCATTGTTCATTGATCTTTCGTATAATTCTCCTGAGTTTGCCTTCGTAGTCGGGGTCGGTGGCATAGCCTGCTTGTGCGATGAAGTGAGCAAAGTCGAGAGGGTCTTCACGGTGGAGGAGTGCTTGGCGGTAGCGAGGGTTGCGGGTGAGCAGTCGGGCGTGGTGCAGGAAGCTCTCAGCGGGGGAGTCGTAGCGGCGAAACCAGTCCTTGACCACGTGTAGGTATTTGCCATTGGGTAGTGGGGTGATGCTGAGAATCTCGGGGAAGTCGCCCTTATGAGCGGGCTTAGGCAGTATCTCTTGGGTGCGCAACAGCTGCTTGAGGTGGTCAGGGGTGAGTGCGGTGGCCTTGATGCCGAAAAACATATTGCCGGGGGTATGGGCGCCCCAGCCTGTTTCCAGTGCCGCTTGGGCAAGACTAAATAGGGCGGAAATACCCGTAAGCCGTTCGCTCTCAAGAGCATAGGGGAGATATTGTTTCTTAAAAACGGAGGGTGATAGTGGCTGCATGTTGGTGTATTTTAGGAAAAGAAGTAAGAGTTTGTCTGTCAATAATATAGTGTATGTTTCCTTGTACCCATGAGGCACGTAGGGCGCTGATAACCTCTTGGCAGAGTTCTTTCAGGCGGTAGCGTGGCGATACGTATTGAGCGCCTATCCTCCCCATATATACGTAATGGTCAGGTACATAGAGGAGAATCTGTGCCTGCCCACTGGGAGGAGGTAGCTTCTCACTCGGGGCTTGTCCCTTGGGGCGAAGGTAGCGGCAGGCAAGACACTGGATGACTATATCCTCCTTCTGTGAGTCATTAGGACGGTCATTGCCTAAGTAAATGCCCCCGCTGAGTCCAAGACGCTTCCTTACCTCAGGGGTGGAAAGAAGCTGGTAAAGATGGGTTTCTATTTCGAAAGTCACGAGAACAATGATTAATGATTAATGAACAATGAATAATGAATAATGATTAATGATTAATGAATAATGAACAATGAACAATGAATAATGAACAATGAACAATGAATAATGAACAATGAATAATGAACAATGAATAATGAACAATGAATAATGATTAACAATTGAACATTAAACATTAAACATTAAACATTAAACATTGAACATTGATCATTGAACATTGATCATTGAACATTGATCATTGATCATTGATCATTATAGAAAGATTCTATTATGCAGTTGTCCTTGGTCGTATTTCTGTACGATGGAGCAGCTACGGGGGGCGTTGCCTTCGGGGTCGTTGGCAATAAGGATAAGGGAGCCCTCGGCAATGTGTGGAGCATCACGGGGGAGGTACACCACATAGGCGAAGCGGCGAAAGGAGGCATTGGCGGTCTGTACATGATGGTAGAGGCTATTGGCCAGAGGTACTTCTTGCCCCTTGCTATTGGCCTCCTGCAAGCAGCGGCAGGCAAAGGAGCGCGAGAGGGTACTGGCCATCCATGTGCCATCCCCCCGCTGCTGGGAGAGGGAAGGAGTAAGAAGAAAAAGATAATGAGGATAAAGCATTTTGTTTCAAAAGTGAACAGTGAACAGTGAACAGTGAACAGTGAACAGTGAGCAGTGAGCAGTGAACAGTGAACAGTGAACAGTGAACAGTGAACAGTAATCAGTGAGCAGTGAGCAGTGAACAGAGAACAGAGAACAGAGAACAGAGAACAGAGAACAGAGAACAGTGAACAGTGAACGGTGAACAGAGAACGGTGAACAGTGAACAACTGATCACTGACAACTGATCACTGTTCACTGACCTCACCATATCTGTGATTGATCGTTGAGTTTAGGGGCGTGGGAGGGGAAGAGGATGTTGCGCTCGCCCAGCTCATAGCATAGGGCGGTGTAGTACTCCTTGAGGGCTTCTAAGTTCCAGCTTTGGGAATAGGCACCTTCGCTTTTCTTCAGGGAGGCGGGTGCCAGTATCAAGGAGAAGAATTGGTAGATGGCTCTGTCGCAGCGGGCTATCTCCACGGGGGCTTGTGGAGATAGCTGCGCTTTGAGCAGAAGCAGCTCGAGGGTTTCCTTCTCTATCCCTAAGGGCGAGAGGGTACGACTCAGGTATAGAGCATTGGTCATTAGTTCTTGTTCCATGAGGTGCTGTTGGTTTGCATAAGGATGGAGCGAGCGGCGAGGTTCCAGGCTGGGAAGAGGTTGGCGATGCCCTCGGTGACCTCGCGCACAGGGGATTCTTCGGAATACTTCTTGATCAGGGTATGCCCATGGAGTACTTTTAGGGCGTGGGAGGAAGTCATCTTCATGTCGATAGGGGCTTTCCAGTAAGTGTTGCCCAAGACCTTGCTTTCGGAGAAGAGAATCACGTCGTCCTCGAAGGGGTTGGCCGTCCTGGTCTCTCCACTGATGGATTGCAAGGAGATCTCTTGGTCGATGACGATGATCTGCAAACCGCGATAAGTCTCGGCATGCTTGGCAAGGTAGGCGTTGACGGTACTCAGGTCAGGAGCATCGGCAAGGGGAGCATTCGCATAGGGAGCACAGCGCTTGCCTACTTCCTCTTGTGAGGCAAACTTGAGGAAGGTATCCACGTTCATAAAGGCATATTTGTAAGAGACCCCATGGAGCTGTTGTCCTAAGCGCAAGGCCTTGATGAAGTCCTTGGAGAGGGGTTTTCCGGTGGTATTATTGTTGTAAGAGGCCTCTACTCCTATTTTCTGAGCGGCAGGGATTTGGTAATCCAAGTCGTACTGACTTACCACAGAAGCGTTGTTCTCGGTCGTCAGCGAGAAGCGTCCTAAGGAAATCTGTTGGAGCGCCATCCATTCGGCACGAGCAGCGATACCATGCCAGCAGGCCTTGGTGTCATCAGCCCAGAACTCGATAAGGGAGAGCATATCGGGGTTGGCGCCACAGGCAGCCACCATTAGGTCGTACTCAGTGAGTTCGTCCTCATTCTTCTCGCGAGCGATGGAGAGCTTAGGGATATCCCCAGAGAGCTTAGAGAGTCCTTTGCGGTTTTTCTTAGGAATAGAAGCGCCACGAGCGATAATATCTCCGGCTACTTTGAGCCCTGCTTGCCCCTGAAGCATACGCCACGAGAGGGTAGAAGCCTCTCGCAAAGGAAAAAGAGTAGGATAATAATATTGTTCGAGATTGTAGGAGCCTACAACCGCTTGCAAATCGGTCTGGTTAAGACCTGTCATAAGTGATGCGTTCATTTTTTTTAATAATTAGAGAATAATGAATAATGAATAATGATTAATGAACAATGATTAATGATTGACCATTGATCATTGAAAATTAATTATTGATCATTGAAAATTGATCATTATAAAAAGATAACTCCTTTGAGGGCGTCTTTGATGGTTTTAGGCATAGGGGGCATGAGGGCTTCACTCACTACGCAACTCACCCAAGCGGCACAGAAAAGGTTGTCGCGCATAGGTACCAAGTAGGTGTAGGAGGCCAAAGCCACGGGGGTCACCTTGGGGAGGAGGTCATTGCCCTTGGACTGGAATAGGGGTGTTTCCTTAGGGAGTTCCACTCCTAAAGCCGTCTCGAGAGTCAGGAGGTCATACTCAGGGTTTTGCTTATTGACTGTTTTGATTTTCTGCCCCTTAGCGGTATCCGCAGCGATATAGTCCCCAGGGAGGAAGTGATGTCCCTTGGCAATCTTTATCTCAGTAGCAGAGGCGCTTGTCAGGGTAGTGGAGGTTCGGGCTGTTTTCACGGCAGCATAGCGCCCGAGAGAGTCCTTGCCGATAGGCGTTCCTGCGATGAGTTTAGCGCCCCCTAAGACCTCTGTTGTAATGGTTACCCCACCGGAGAGGTCGGCCAGGGTGTGCATAAAAAGACCTGGGGAGGGGTAGGATTCGGTAATGTGTAATTTCATAGGTCGTTGTTGGTAAAAGAGTTATACTTGTTTTCCTTTGAATTGTTGCTGCGCGTTGGCTTGGAGTTGGATAAAAGAGACCACCGCAGGAGAGACATTCTGGCGCGGTGTCTCCTTGGTGTAAAAAGGCGGGTGTTGTAATGCCAAGCTTCTGTTGGCGAGGGTTTGATTTGCCTGTTGTACGTCATTTTTCTTTTGTTGTAAATATTGTTCGAAATCGGCAGGGGTAGCAAAGTGCATTAGGGGGAAGTCGCGGAGACTCTGCATGCGGAAATTACTATCTTGGCACTGGGCGAGTACCTCCTGAAGGCGGTTGTGTTGTAGCTGTTGTTTTTGTTGTGTCTCGAATAGGCTTAGGCGCTGTTCGAAAGCCAGCACAGCCTTTCGTACACTCTCCTCGATGCGCTTGTCCAAGGAGTCCGCAGCACTTGGGGTATCCCCCGCTACAGAGGGAGTTGTGCCTGTTGGGGTGGGGGTTGTTGCCGCAAGATAGTCCGCCACTTGCTCTGTGGTGAGCTTATTGACCAAGGCTTGTCCTTGGTGAGCATCAGGCTGTTGGGCAGCCAAGGAAGTAGCTAAGGACTCCAAGTGAGCGGCATCCATTCCTGAAAATTTCTCTGTCAAGAGCGATAAAAATTCTTCTTTGTTCATGGTTTTAGGATTATGGGGTTTTAGGGTTTTGTAGACTAACGCCTAAGACCTGTTTTAAATTCGATGCAAAAGTACAACATTTTTGATGTACAAGTCAAGAAGAATTGTTGTGAGAAATGAGAATAGAAGTAGGAGGGGAGAGGGCAGTGAAAAGTGAAAAGTGAAAAGTGAAGAGTGAAAAGTGAAGAGTGAAAAGTGAGCAGAGGTCAGTGACATTGGTATGAGGTTTTTTGCGTGTGTCGTAGGGGCAAAGTCTGCGAGCTGGCGGAGCGGAGTATGTGATGCAATTCGCCTTTGTTGCAAATTCACCCATGTTGCAAATTCACGCATGTTGCAAATTCACGCACATTTCAAATTCGCCCATGTGGGAGGGCTAATTGCAATTAGCCCCTACACGTGTGTTTTCTGGACGTTCGCAAGTATAGATGTAAATACGTGTAAATATACATGTAAATACACAAAAAGCATCACGGGCATGGTGTGAGTATGTTTGCGCGCGTTGTAGGGGCGATTTGCAAATCGCCCTTATGCTGTTGCGTGCGTTTTTGCCTCGAATCGCCCATATTGCAATTCACCCATGTGGAAGGGCTAATTGCAATTAGCCCCTACGCGTGTGTTATCCGAACGTTGGCAAATATCATGTAAATACGTGTAAATATGCATGTAAATACACAAAAACATCATGGGCATGGTGTGAGTATGTTTGCGCACGTTGTAGGGGCGATTTGCAAATCGCCCTTATGCTGTTGCGTGCGTTTTTGCCTCGAATCGCTCACATTGCAATTCACCTATGTGGAAGGGCGAATTGCAATTCGTCCCTACACGTGTGTTTTCTGGACGTTCGCAAATATACATGTAAATACACAAAAAAACATCATGGGCATGGTGTGAGTATGTTTACGTGTGTCGTAGGGGCGAATTGCAATTCGCCCACATTACAAATCGCCCTATGCTGTTGCGTGCGTTTTTTTCCAAATCGTCCACATTCCAAATTCACCCACATTGCAATTCGCCCATGTTTTCAATTGCCCCCATTTGGAAGGGCTAATTGCAATTAGCCCCTACACGTGTGTTTTCTGGGCGTTCGCAAATATACATGTAAATACACAAAAAACATCACGGGCATGGTGTGAGTATGTTTGCGCACGTTGTAGGGGCGAATTGCAATTCGCCCTTGTTGCAAATCGCCCATACAGAGGGCTTTTGTTTTCAGGTTCTAAAAATTGTTAAAATAAACACAATTAACAAAATAAAGCCCATAAGCAATGAAAAAATTTTTATATTTGCCTTGTAGTTCAGAGAAAATAAATGTAATAAATATGAAAAAGTTATTTTTTGCAGGGTTGCTTACTGCAATAGTAGGGGGGAGTGTAGTGGCGGCCTCACTTCCCTTTTCTGTTTTAGAAGATCCACTGGAGGGAATACAGCAGCGCCCTACTACTTACAAAGTGTCTGGTACACTGATGAATAGGCGTAATCATGTGGCTATAGCAGGCGGGATGATTACCCTGAAAGACCTTACCACAGGTGATCAACAGTCCCTTCCAAGCGATACTCAAGGGGGGTATACAGTAGTGCTACAAGTGGATCATAACTATACCCTACAGGCGAGTGCTTCAGGCTACAAGAGCTCCGAGCCTGTCACCTTCCGCGCCAATACCAACGACCCCGAACGTGTTCCCATGAAAGTGCAAGACTTTAGGCTGAGTGAGCGGTAAAAAATAAAAGAGAGCGCAAGCTCTCTTTTACCAATTCTAACCACAAAATCTAATATATGAAAAACAATTTATCTTTTTGTTTCTTTGACGGTGCAAAGGTAGGGTGGTTTTCTTCTTTGACCAATAGATTTTTATTATTTTTTTCTATACTACTATCGATTTTTTCTATTTAACTTCCTCTGCTCACTACTTACTGCCAACACAGACAAGGGCGATTTGCAAATCGCCCCTACAGCAGGATGCAAAACCTTCATGCCAATATCAATGATTAATGAGCAATGATCAATGATCAATGATTAATGACCCCTGCTCACTTTCCACCACATACCCAACCTCATTCGTTTGGCTACACTCTTCACCACATACCCAGCTGTGGGCTCTCGCTGGCTACATTCTTCGCTCTTCACCACATACCCAAGCTCATTCGCTTGGCTACACTCTTCACTCTTCACTGCTCTCTTATATGTTAAATCTCTTGTTTTCGGCTTTAAAATGTTGTAATTTTGCAACGTTTTTAATGTCGATTAGTAGTCTATTACTCATTACTCATTGAACATTGAACATTGAACATTACTCATTGAACATTGAACATTACTCATTACTCATTGAACATTAATCATTAATCATTAATCATTGAACATTGATCATTATGAAGGATTCATTTGTATTTTATCGTGATTGGCTCAACGTAATGGAGCAATTACCCGCTGAGATTCAGCTCGAACTATACCAAGCAGTAGCCCAGTATGCCCTCAATGGCAAAACGCCTACGCTCTCACCCATGGCAAAAATCGCCTTCGGGTTTATACAACAAACCCTTGATAGAGATGAAGATAAGTATCATAAAACAGTCGTATCAAGTAAAGTGAGTGGGCGCATGGGAAATCTTAAGAGATGGCATAAAGATCTTTATCAGAAAGTGCTCAAAGGAGCTCTTTCTTTAGAAGATGCTGAGGATATCGCCCAAGCGATGAAAAAATCGCCCCCCGATAAGAAAAATCGCCCCCCGAAAAATTTATCGCTTAATGATAATGTCAATGATAATGATCTTTCTTTTTTAGAAAAAAAGAAACAAAAAAGCGCGAGTGTAAAAAAAAACGGCATCGAAGAAATTGATTTTGAAGAGCTTTCGGTAGAGACGCTTAAGGAAGAAAAAGAAAAAAATTCCGCGCAAAAAGAAAAAGAAAAATCCTCGGCCAAGGCATTCACCCCTCCCTCTCCTTCAGAAGTGGCGGCTTATTGTAGGGAGCGCGGCAATGATATCTCCCCTGAGAGCTTCTGTAGCTTCTATGCCTCCAAGGGCTGGCGCGTAGGGAATCAGCCGATGAAGGACTGGCGCGCTGCTATACGACACTGGGAAACACGGCGCTCCCATGAGAACAAACAGCCATCTTTCCCCAAAAACAAACAATCTCAACCCTTAGTTATCGATGAAAATGGAAACATCTTGTCCGCAGAGACTAACAACAATACCACACAAGCCAACACTTATGTGGCAGGAAGACAAACCGCAGCTTCTCTTAGCGCAAATCTCCAAGGTTGGTAATGGGCTTTCTCCCGTGGGCTTTGTCGAGAAGCTCAGGGACTTTGCTCCTTTGCGAGAACAACCCGATCCGGTAGCCCGTATGGCTATTGGGCTGATTGTCACTCAGCATGCGGCTTTGATAGGTATCAAGGGCACTATTGATGCCATGAATAAGGAGGATATCTCCAACCTTATCTGTAGCCGCTTTGCTCACTTGGCTTTGGAGGAGCTCCACAAGGCTTTTCAGCTCGAGCGCTATGGGGAGCTGGGGGAAGCTACGGCGCACTACAACCTGATCAATGCTCCCTATATAGCTCAGGTACTCACCAAGTATGTCTCTTGGCTGAGGAAAACGCGCCAAAACCATCCTCACCTCTCCCTCGAGAGGACTCCCCGAGAGGAGACTCCCCCTGCACCTCCCTCCCGAGAACGTATAGAAGCACTCGCCCACCAGATGCAGCAGCAGTACCTGCAAACCGGACAAATGCCTCTGTTCTGCTCTTGGCTCTTCGATGCCATGCGGCAGGTGGGCATGCTCCCTGATTTCTCCCCAGAGGAAAAAAAACTCCTACAGGCTCGCTACCAGAAGGAACGACTCGAACTCTGCAAGGAGAACAGACCCAGATACAACCCCTCCGCCTCCCTCTATGAGGAAATCGCCCTGAAAAAAGAAATCGCCTTGAAATACTTTTTTGAACAAAGGGCAGAGGATAGTGAAGAGTGAAGAGTGAAAAGTGAAAAGTGAAGAGTGAAAAGTGAAGAGTGAAAAGTGAAGAGAGAAGAGTGAAAAGTGAGCAGAGGTCATTAATCATTAATCATTGAACATTGATCATTAATCATTGATATTGGCATGAGGTTTTTTGCGTGCGTCGTAGGGGCAAAGTCCGCGAGCTGGCGCAGCGGAGTATGTGATGCAATTCGTCCTCATTGCAAATCGCCCATATTGACAGGTGATCATTAACCATTCAACATTCAACATTGAACATTAACCATTGAACATTGAACATTAATCATTGAACATTAAAAATTAATCATTAAAAAAAATGCTTTATATTACCATTCCAGAAGAATCGATAGAGGAATCCTATCGAGAAGTTTTTGTACATTTGTATACCACCGTTCAGGCCTTGGGGGGTAGCATCCGCTATAGTTTTGAGAAGGCCAAGAGTCCTTCGCAAGAGCGGGAAAGCAACGGGTCATCTTCGTGTGAGTCAGCGAGTTGTCCCGCAGGACTGAGCCATGAGCGTCTTGGGCAAATCCTCACGAAGGTCTGCCGGCTGACGGGCTGTTTGGCACAGGAGATATGTTCGACCAGTCGAGTGCCTAAGCACCTGTATGCGCGCTTGTTCTTGGTGCACTTAGCCTGCCAAGAGGGCGCTACCGTCTCCCAGCTCTGCCTGCTGCTGGGGCGCGCTCCATCGACCATCTACCGCCTGCGTAAGCAATACGACCAAGAAGCCCTCTATAATCCAGCCTTTAGGAAGATAGTGAAGAGTGAAGAGTGA